TACTTCTGACCAATGTACATCAATAGGAATATAATCGTTTTGTTTATTGATAGCATCAGTCCATAACTTATAGTACATATTCATTCCGTGTGGAGTAGATACGATAATCATTTTAGTATTTTTACCAGATGAAATTGTAGGAAACACGGAACTAAAAAACTGTTCTGCAATTGTAGCAGGAACGAAAGCAAACTCGTCTAAGAATATAATGTTATAAGAACCTCCTCGAATTGCACTTGAAGAAGTTGCAGCGGCCACCACTTTACTGCCGTTTTCTAATTCAATACTACCTTTGTTCCAGTTTAATACTCCTTGTTGTAAAAACTTTGGTATATTTTCATAGGCCAATTGTAATCGGCCTAATATATCTCTAGCTGTAGATGATTTGTTTGCAAGTATGGCAACGTTTGTATTTGGATTAAACAATACATAATGCAATAGATATGAAACTATCGTTGTTGATTTACCTGACTGTCTTGGTAGTTTACATATTGTAAAACGGTTGTTGTGCATTGTGCCAACCATTTCTTTTTGAAAATCGTACATAGTAAAAGGTACAAGTCCTTCATCTAATGAAACAATCTTTACATAATTTTGTATAAAATATAATGGGTCTTTAGAACATTTATCAAACTCTTGTATTTGTTCTTGTGTAAACTCTACTGTTACGTTTACTTTTTTTAAATTTGGATTGCCTAGATAAACTTCACTCATTTTTCTCTAGTTCCTTTTTGAGTAAACTCTACGTAACCAGTTATAATCATTCTGTTATTATTAAAATCTGGTTGGCCTCTATGAGTGTGAGAAAAATAAGCAGGAAACATACAAACTCTACCCACCTTACTTAAAATTGTTTTTTTATTATAATAAAATTCTGTACCACAGTTATGTTCAGTTAAATATAACTGTATAGCTAAAACTCTATTATGATAAGTAAAACTATGTTCAGAATGCCATTCTGATAAACTATTTCCTTTTTTAAAAAATTTAAATCTTAATGAGTTAATTCCCCAAAAAGATGAAGTCATATCTATTTCTTCATATTTTGTTTTATAAATTTCTAAAATTTCTTTAAACTTATTTAAATACATAAAAGAATTAACGTCTATATCTTTAAAACGATAATTTAGTAAATCGTTTTCGGTTGTGTTTACATTATATATTTTAATCAAACGTTCACAATCTTCGTTTGTAAATTTGTTATCAACTGTTAATATAAAATTTTCATTCATTATTATTTTCCGGTAAATACAAATATTCAATATCAGACCTATTTAGAACGTCCATAGCATCATCAATAGTTTCTACTAAAGTTTCACCTGCTAAATTAAAAGAAGTATTTAATAATATAGGTGTATTTGTTTTTATATAAAATTCTTTTAATAAATTGTAAAAATGTTTATTCTGATTTACTGTTACCGTTTGTATTCGGCAAGTATTATCTATGTGTATAATACCGGGAACTTCTTTAATTGCTTTTTCTTTAGCTTCAACAGCAAAAGTCATATATGGACTTTCTTTTAAATTATACATATGAAAATAGTCGTTTACGTGTTCTAACATAATTGTACCAGCAAACGGTCTATACCATTCTCTTTTTTTTATTACGTTTACTAAGTCTTTTGCTTTAGGATTTCTTGCATCAAAAAGTAAAGACCTATTGCCTAAAGCTCTAGGCCCATATTCACTATGGCCTTGAAACATAGCAACTATTTTTTGTTGACATAAAATATCAACCACTTCTTTTTTATTTTTTAATATCATTTTTTAATGCCTTGTTTAAAAATAAAGCAGCTCCAATAGCAGTGCCGCCATCGTGAGCAACAGGGTCAACAAATATATTGTAATCTTTAAAATGTTTTATATATTTAAAATTATTAAGACAGTTCATAGCATAACCTCCTGACAAAACAATGTTTTTTGTTTTAGAATAAGATAAAGCTTTTTCAATCAACAATATTGTTTCGTTTTCTGTTTCAACTTGTAATTTTTTGGCTTTATCTTCAGGTTTATTGCCGTACATATTGCCATAACTAGATAACCCCATTAATTTACCTGCATCGTGGCCACTATTAATAAATCCTAACTCAACACATAATTGACCAAATTTTTCACCTGAACCTTTTAAAGATGATAATTTGTATTCTATACCATTTTGTATAAAGCTTTCTGAAGTTAAAGGACTTAAATTCTTTTTAAAAAATAAATGATTACTCAAATGTTTATATTTACAAGAATGTGTATCTTTTGTAAAATAATAAACAGATTCTATTTCTTGATATAAAGGATAGATTTGAGCTCCTCCTCCATCCATAACAATGCACAAGGCATCATCAAAGTTTGAAAAATAAAAACCACACGTTGCGTGATACAAATGATGTTCATTACCATAGTAGTGATCGTATAGATTTTTATTTAATTGTTTTTGAATATATTTAATTCTACCTAAATCTTCACCAGTTTCACTGCAAAATTTTTCATAATTTTCTCTACCAAAAGAAGCGTAAATTATATAATTTGGTATGTTTTTTAAATTATCTAAACATTTATATTTACGTTCTTCTTCTTTTAAACTTCTCCACGGACCCCAATGTTTAAATTTATTAAATCTTTCTTCCTCAAAATAAAAATCTATTTTACTGTCAGTAACTTGGCAAACAGAAGCGTTATGCGAAATATTAATTCCCAGTGTTATCATTTATTATAATACCTTCAATATGAGTATAACCTAATTGTATAGCGGCCTGTACTCTTTGATTACCTTCCCACACACTGAATTGTTTTTCTTTAAAATTTTCACCATTAGCACCTAATCTTTTATTTTTAGAAATTTCGTGTTTTAATACTTTGATAGGTTCAATCATATCTTCACCATTTAATAACTCTATTAAAGGAGTCTTTCTTGTTATATAAGTTAAATCACTTATCTGAAATGTCTGTTTGTTCAGGTAATTTTTCTTCGCTTTTAATATTTTCATTTTTAACTTTCAACATCTTTTGTAATTCAGCAGTAGAACCTACAAATAAAGCATTTTGTATTTTAGTGTCTGCACCTTTAGTGGCCGTTTTTAAATCTTTTAATTTTTTTTGTAAGTCTTGTAACTTATCTACTGTTTGTGCAACGTTTGTTATTAACTGTCCAGCAACTTCATATGCTCTTGGGTGTTGGCCTTCTTTGGCAATTTCTAATATACCTTCAATTGCTTCTTGACCTTTTTGTATAAGGTCGTAATAATTATCTCTACTATATTTGTAATCGTTTTCAATATCACTTTTAGTTTTATCTTCTAAACGTGGTACAGAAGGATTATCAACCTTTACTAAAGACTCTAGTGTAGGTTTATTTTCAGGCGATATACCTAATATCTCATTTACTTTATCTTCTATTTTTGTCATTAGTATATTTTAACTTTTTGAAAATCGTCTAAATAATCTATTTGATTTTTATAAAAATCATTAGTTGAATAAGCTTTATTAATAACAAATTTATTAAAAAGTAATCTTTCATTATAATGATGTTCTGCTGTATTATATAAATTCCAACTTATCAATTCATTTTTTGCTAATTCTGAATCTAATAAATTCATACCTATTAAAATTTGATACCACAATGTATTTCCTAAATTATAAAAATTTGCAAAGTCGCCGTGAGTGTAATCATTTGCTCTTGGCATTCTAGTTTTCCATAATTCTAACAACCCACTCATTCTTTTAGAAAGTCGTTCTTTTTTAGATGATTCAGTCCAAAAAACAGTATCATTTCTAGGTGTTATATAATGTAATGTTATAAAATCTCTAATGTCGTCCCATACAGCACCTATATTTTTATTGTATAATTCATTTTGACTTTCGTTATTAAAATCCATATAATCAGAATAAAATTGCATACAAAAATGTTCACTTTGTAATATAGTCATATGTATAGCTGTTGCCTCTAAAGGTTGAACAAATCCTGTGCTTAGACCTATTGATAAAACATTTTTAACCCAAGCTTTATTCATTCTGCCTGGATTAAATTTTATTTCTTTTGTTACATTTACATTTTTTCCATAAACACTTTCTAATTCTTCAAATGCTTGATTTGCATTTATCATTTCATTATTAAAAATATATCCTCTACTTACTCTACCTTGTAAAGGAATATTAAATTCCCATCCGTATTTTCTAGCTTGAGCTGTTGTATAATTTTTAATAGGTTCATTTTCTTCATACTCTCTAGGAAAAAGTATTGCATTATTTTCCAATAAGTTTTGTCTCCAACTTATAAAATTATTTTCGTATTCTTTTTCTATTAATAACCTAAAAAATCCTGTACAATCAACAAACAAATCTCCTTCTATAACTTGTCCATCTTTTGTTATTAAACTTTTTACACAATTATTTTCATCTTTTTCAACTTTAGAAACAGTTCCTTTTATCCACTCGACTCTAGGATGTTTTAACATTTTATCTTTAATATAATCAGTTGTTTTAAAAGCGTCTATGTGATAAGCGATATGATGAAATCTAAAATCTATTTTACCTATTTTATTTTCAAAAACATATGGATATGGATCTTCTTTGTCTATCCACAAAAAAGGAACAAAATTATTCATCATAAACTGAGATTGCATTTGATAATATTTTAATTTATTAGCTATATGGTAAATTCTATAATAATCATAATTAAAATCTGGTATTCCTGTTTGATTTAAAAAATCATCACCTAAGGGGCTTGTAAAAGACTCACCAATAGTGTGCCAGTCTTTGTGATATATACCTATTTTAAAAGTTGCTCCTGTTTTTTTTATAAAATCTTTTTCATCTATAAACAAATTGGATTTTGATGTAATTAATCCATTAAACAATCCAGTTGTACTTTCGCCTATTCCTATTACAGGAATTTCTTCTGAGGCTAAAACTGTAATTTTAGGGTTATTTGTTCTTCTTAAAAACTGTAAAGCTGTGGACCATCCTGCTGTTCCTCCACCAACAATAACTATTCGATTAATTTTTCTTTTCATAATATATTACTATTTATCTAAGTGTCCGTATCAGTCGTAGGATTATACTTTTTACTATCTGTAAAAGAAGTAATTGTTGTTGTAAATCCAAAATCATCATCTGCATCCGCCGTTATTGGGTCTGGTACGACCACAATTCTTTCTTCTCTTTTTGCCGTTGTTGTATCCGTATCT